TAAGCTCATCTATGCCGGTGGTAAGGTTCTTTGCCGCCTTTGCAGCACCATTTAAGGAATCTGTATAATCTTTATTCTGTTTTATTGCTTTGGTATAGAACTTCTTACCTGTGAGTGCTGAGAAGAACTGTGCCAATGCGTTTGTTGCTGCAACGAGCTTCTGAATCAGATAATCCAGAATCGGAGTAACTACATTCAGTATTGGCTCAAATGCAGTTGTCAGTGATGCTCCAAGCTGTCGCAAATCGTTGTAGAGCAGATTTACGTTTTTGTGAAACTCTGTTCCGGCTCTTTTTGAATAAATAACAAGGTTATCGAATCCTGTTTTTACGAGTTCAAATAGGTGTGTAAACATTGAACGTAATAACATGAACGTTCCAAGTCGGATGATTGAGCCGAGTTTCTTTGCAAATGCACCAGATTGTTTTTCTGAAAATCCAAGGCTCTCTCTCACTCTTTTTTTGAGTTCCTTGAATTTATTTATAATTGCAGCAATCCCAGAACGGATTTTGTTCACTACCGTTTTCACGGCAGAAATGATTTTTTGTGTCTCGTTCTTTACGGCATTTGCCACTTGCCTTACCGCATTGATGATTGCAGTAAGGATTGTCAGGATAATACCAATAATCGGTATCGCCGCCTGAACGGCTTCAAGGCCTACCGCCATAGACTGGAATCCGGCATTTGCCGCCATGCCCCCGGTTTCAATGGCCGGAAGAATTGATGCAATTCCACTTAATATAGAAGAAAAGGTTCCAAGTCCACATTTCTGTGCTGCATCCCCTATGGACTTAATGGACTTTGCCACATCCTCCATATTCTTAGGAGACTGTGAAACCGTTTCCTTGAACTGCTTAAACTGTTCCTGTGCCTGTCTGAGACCATTCACAGCTTCCTCATACTGACCGGTATCAAACCGTATCTTTCCACTCTCCATACCGCTGACAGTGGCTTTGTACTTATTGATCTGGTCTATGAGTTCCTGAATACGTCTATTAGCCGGATTTGTGTTTGCCTGATTGAGACTTTCGTTTAAGTTTGTCTGTCCGGCTGCTGCACTTTGTCCGGCAGTTCCGAGGTTGCTTTCCTCTTGTGCCAACTGACTTGCCGCTGATGCGGCACCGTTCATTGCTGCCTGTGCCTCTTCTGATGCAGTCGCAACGCTTTCTGTGGCTGCCGTTGCTTGCTGACCGTTCTCCAAAGGCTGTACACGTCTCTGTGCCCCCTCAGAATCAATTCTGATGCTGACGCGATTATTCGATCCGAGGTTTCCAAGTGCTGTGCTGACTTCCTTTACAGTAGCCGCAACCTCTTTTAATTTCGCCGTATCAACTCCTGACAGAGACTTAATGGATGATGCAATGCTTCTCATACCACTTCCGGCATTTTTAAGATCATCTCCAACGCCGGAGAAACCACGCATTACATCAAGAATCTGTTTTAACTTTTCTGTATCTAATCCCTCAGTGATTTTCTTCATTGAGGCAAGAGCTTTTGTTACTTTATCAATACCACCGTCTGCCTTATCAGTGGTGGCTTCTATTTCCAATAAAATGCTATCTACTCTGTTATCAGGCATTTTGCCACCTCACTTCGTAAAACCCTGTCCGTGGGTGGTATTGTTTGTCCGTAAAATAAGAAAACATGGGGAACTGCGCCGGACTTGCGCTGTTTCGGTTCGTCAACCTATCCCCATGTAATCAGCTACTTTTCTCTTCGCTGTCTCAATCGCTTATTATGTTCTGCGGCAAAGGCAGCGAATCTGTCTGCATCCGTCATTTTTGCTCCCGGCGGTGCGTCCTCTGTGCTGTTCATGCTTCTTGGTTGGCTTGGGTATGCCGGAGCATTTCTGCCAAGGAAGATTGCCATGGCATCTACGACATACGAACCAACGGACCACGCCAACGTATCTAAGGCTGTGGCCTGTTCTTTCGCTTCCATTTCTCTCTTCTTTTGGAATGGTTCTAATTTCGTAGGGTTCAATGTCCAAAAGGTCTCATAGGAAACTCCATAAAGGAGAGCGTTGGGAAGCCAAACTTTATTGATAATCTCTGTAAATGTTTTGTATTTACTGAGATCTATTTCCTCTACTCTGTTGCCGCCTTGGTTTTCTTTCCTCCGCTCTTCGGAGGTTCCTCGGCTTCCTCGCCAAAACCCGCGGTTTTCATTGCCTCCGTAAAGGCTTCCATGACTTCATCCATGGAGCCACCGTACTTCAAATGTTCGCTCAGTATCTTTCCGGCTTTTGTAAGATCCTTTGTGCCGGTAAGGACTGCGATGATCGCTCTGATTGTCTTAAAAATCTTCATGTTCTCTCTGGTATCATCATCCAGAAGTCCCATTACATCTACATCGTGATCTTCCAGATCACACATAAGGTTTGTAAAATCGAGATCTGCTACTTTAATCTCTTTAGGTCCATTCGCTGTCTGTAAAATCATACTTATTAACCGTCCTTTCGTTAATCTGTCCTATTTGTACGGCAGAGGACTATTCCCCTGCCGCTGCTTCACTTTTTCACGCTGTTACATAATGAAGAGCCTCTTCGCCCTCATCAGTAATGGAGAATGACATTTCTCTCGCATTGTTGGAAGATCCGCTTGTCGGATATACTGCCATAACACCGGCCCACTCCCATTTGCCGTCAACACCCTCTTCTCCAAACCATAACTGGTATTTATCAACTTTTCCTGCTTCCTGCAGATCCAAGAGTTTCTTGTAATCAGCTTTCTCATACCATGCTTTGAAAGCAAGATCCCCTGTGTCCTCGATACCGTTAATGGTTCTTTTCTTCGTATCGGAAAGTGTTGTAACATCGAGTTTTTCCTTTTCTCCACCGAGATCCGGGTACTCAGTAATGTCGATCAACTTCTCAAATGTTCCGGGAGCATCTGCTTTCTCGTGCATGAGATATGTCACATTTGTACATTTTGCCATCTTCGTTCTACCTCCTTGTGTTTTCCTTTGCCTAAGAGGTAAAGCCTTGATTTATTAAAACCATCGGCAGGCACCAGGCAAGTGCTTTTCAGGAGCGACCCTATCCGATGGAGTTAATCATGTTTCTAATTTTGAGAACCGTGCAAGGAATTGTGATATGGAAGTATCGCTCACATTCTCCACCGGGGAAAAATAGTCGCAATGAAATCCGATTCCTACCATGTATTCTCTTGCGGAGTTTGCAATCTTCCGCGCCTCTGAGGCGGTCTTATTGGAGTAGAATTTAATTTCTAATCCAAGATTGATGCCATCCTCAGTATTTGAAAGTGTAGGTAACGCACCGCTCCCTCCTATCTGCTTGAAATACATATAAGGGAAAGACGGCGGTGTTGCTTTGAACACCTGTCCTCCTTTCAAACCGCTATATTTGTTCTGCAAGTCTTTCAGGAGGTTGGTAAAATACAAATTCACATTGTCCTTAACCATCCTTGAATACCTCGCTTGCTATTTTTTGTGCTTCTTTCCTCAGATATTGTGCCGTCTCGTACATAAACGGTCTTGACGGCATACCCTCTGTAAATCGCCATGTGCCATCATCAGCCGGATAATACCAACCCTCTCTGCCGTCTTTCGTGGTAAAGATTGTTGCCCCGGAATTATACGCCCAGTTCATAATTGCCTTGTACTCTTCGCTTGGGTGGGAACTATCCCTGCCCTTAACTCCAGTACCGAACTCAATGTACTTGCAATACCCTCCGGCACTTATGATTCCAACTCCCTCTGCCTCATCCAGATAACCGATAATGGAAGCTCTTGCCGTACCGGTATCAACCGGAACTAACTCCTGTGCCTTTTCAACTCCGAGGTCTGTAAGTCTCTGTATAAGTTTCTCTGCGCATTTGTGTATACGCTCTTTCCGCTTTTCCAGTTTCTTAATAGCCTCATCTATGCTGTCCGGGTCAAAGGGATTGATTGTTATTTTGTCCTGCATGGATATTCCCCTTAATCTTCCGTATCGCCCATAGATTCTGTTGCAAATCATGTTTCGGGCAGACACATATATAATCTGGTTCTGTGTCTGTGGAACCGTCCTCGTTGAGAGCAGGAACCACATCTATGAAGAGTTTTGAGTATTCATCAATCGGCAATTTCTGTACGGTTGATATGGTCTTGTCATAGACAATATCTTTACCAAACGGGGAGTCCTCTGCATTTCCTGAGTTTGGGCTTACTCTCGCAAGCACACGAACCGGATTTGAATACTTCGGTATGCTCTCCCCGGTAAGGTTGCCATCCTCGTCCACTTCATCCACCGTTCCGTCATAGGTCTGGTAATAAAAAGGGACTTGGTTCAATCTGAGGTCTTTAAGTCTCAGCTTCGGCATTGCCATCCCTCCTTAACAGACCGACATAGGTTTTGGGTGGGATCTTCGCCAAGGCCAACTCAATATCTTTCTTACCTGTCTGTCCCCAGTTCCTGGTAACTCCAAGTTCAGTGTGAGATACAAGTCCACCCCTCGCATCGTCAGAGTTTATGGCTTTCGCCAAATCATAGATTTCAAACTCGTACCGGTTATAAAATCTCTCCAACTCTGCCTCTGTCGGAATATCATCATCCGCCCAAAAGTGTTGATTTGCAGCCTGTTTCTGAGCTTTCACAAGGAGGACGGCAATCTGTTCGTCAGTGAGAGTTTCATCATCTAAAATGACTTTCAACAATTTAGCGTCCATAATCCGTCCTCACTTTCTTACCCTTGCTGAGTTAAAAACTCTGCGATCAGCTTTGCTTTTACGGTTTCTTTCATGTCATACCCACGTTCCGCTGCGATAGCCTTAATCTGTGCTACTGTCAGAGCGTTAAGTTCTTCCTCTGTGTATTTCTTGTCAGTAGCCGTCTCTTCTGAAACCGCATCCGTTGATGTGGAAACAGAAGAATCAACTACCTCGGAACTACCGTTAAGGGTATGACCTGTTATTCCCCCGCTGTACCTGTTGTACCGCTTGCCGTGATCTTGCTAGGAAGATCTGTGGAAATATTAGTGAACTTCGCACTCATCCACTCAGGGCCGTGATCCAGACCGATCTGACCGAAGATCTGATAAGTTTCTCCTGCACCTGTCTTTGCAAGCTGCTCTAAGAAGAAATTGCCCTTACCAGGAACCATCTGATGAACAGGAGCCATGATGGACGGATCAAACAGAACTGCAGTACCGGCAGGCATAGTATCGAACAATGCGACTGCTACCTCTCCAAGAGGGGTTACTACAGTCTGTAACTTGATACCGTTGACTTCTCTTCCGAGAGGAACGATAGTCAGGTTGTTCTGCTGTGCGTCAAGGTTGAGCTGTAACATAGTGGTTGCATCTACACCGAGAACGATATTGTCTGTCTTTGCTCCCTGATCGTGAATGGACTTTAATCCCTCTGCTACAAGCCAGTAGGTAAGAGGTTTCTTTGCAAGATCGAGTATGTTAGTTGTAATCGCAGTCAGAAGTCCTCGGGTCTGGTTTGCCTCCGCATCAGTAGTAGCTTTCGCGTAAGTACCATTGATGAAAGTGTACTCAATATCCTGTGCGATCTTTGCCATTCTACGAGATACCTGGAACGCAAGTTCATCCATAGGATTTGCCTGCTGACCTGCTACGTTGATACCCTGCAGTGTACCCATGTTGCTCTGTTTTCCATAAGAAATCGCTACGGACTTCTGGAAAATCTGAGTTACGTTGGTAAGCTGACTTCTGGTTACGATTTCCGGCTTTGGAGCGGTAAGGGATGCTGTCTCAGAAATACTAGGCTGTTCGCCTGTTTCTGTGTTATACTCCTGACCGCAAGTAAACTCTACATGATTGGTTACAAGAGGTCTTGCGCCAATCATAGTAGAGAACGGTGTTGCCTGCTGCCCTTTAGCGAATAACATTCCGCTAAAATTAGGAACAGCGAATGATGTTGCTGTGCCCTGTGCCATAATTCATTACCTCCTTAAAAGTTATGCCTGCTGATTGTTAGCGGCATTTTGATTTAATATTGCAAGAACGGCGGCCTGTGTATCGCCTGCGTCCATTGCCTGCTTGATCTGTGCTGAATAGTCAACCTGGGCTACGTTTCCAGACTGCGGTGTAGGCATCTGAGCTAAATACTGTGCACGGATTTCAGATTCTTTCTGCTTATCCCTCTCTGCCATGAACTTAGAGATGTTCCCAGTAACGACATCCATATTTCCCTCATACTCTGCCGTTGCTGTTGCCTTTGCCATTTCGGTAGGCATACCCATACCTAAGTAACGCTCCGATGATTCTGTTACCGACTTAAACTTTTCCAGTTCCTTAACATAGGCATCTCTCTGTGCCGCCTGCTCTGCCTTTGCTTCCGCTTCCTGTTCCTCGGCTGTCTGCTTAGCTCTGAGCTGCTTTCTCAGATTGCCCTCGGATGTGCATAACTTGTCATTGTCAGACTTTAACTTGGCATTATTGGCCTTTTCCTGTGCAAGCTGCGCCATAAGGCTTTCAACTGTAAGTTCATTTCCGTTGTTGTTATCCTCTGGCTTGGTTGTCTGAGACTGCTGTTGTGTGCCGGAAACCTGAGTAGTAGGCTGTTTCTGCGGTTCTGTCTGAGACTGTTGCTGTGTCTGGTTCTGAGTTGCTGTACTGTTTACATCTGCCATAATTGACCTCCTGCGTTTGAACGGTTCTCTCCGTATAAATTTCTGCGTTTTTTTACTTGCGTCTCTGCAAGACAATAGTTGTATGCGTTTGGTAAGGATTTTCTCTAACCCGTTATGTGATAGGGATTTCTCCCTGAATAACCGAAAAAATGAGCCGGACACGATTTATCATCACATCCGGCTCACTGGCTCTAACTGTATGAAGTTAGTTTTTCTTTGCTGCCTTTTTGGCAGTTGTTTTCTTGGTAGCAGTTTTCTTTGCTGTGGACTTCTTTGCTGCCGCTTTCTTATCGGCAGTTTTCTTGGCAGTATCTTTCTTTGAAACGGATTTCTTTGAAGCTACTTTCTTCTTATCGTCCATCTTTTTCTTGTCCGCTGCTGTCTTTTTTGCAGTTGCCATTGGTTTTCTACCTCCTGATTTATAATTCTACGCACCGGCAGTTGATGATCTCATCTATCGGTGCGCCCATGCTATCATCGAGGGGGAACATCATTTTGTACCCGTTGATGATAAAAGGCTCGTTAATAGGAACTGTTTGGCTGTCCGCCTCCCAGTGGCTAACCCGGACACGTTCATCCCTCATGCTTACCCATGTATGGGTGGTCTGTTTCTTATCCACGAGGTTCTGATGATTTATCCAGTTATATATCCAGTTTGTCTCATTCAGGGCGATCTCCGTGGCTCTAACCTCCGAGAACATCCTTTTTACACTTTTTGGAACATCCTCTTCTTTCATCATGCCGCCGGTCATGCGAGACATTTTATAATCATCGTTGCCGTTGGCATTTGCCACTGCCCTCTCTGTGGCTTCCTGAATATACTTTGAAAATCTGTATGCCTTTTCCCTTACTTCTGTTTCGTACTGATATTCCGGCATCATGGCAAAATAGAGATCCATGAGTTCATTTTCGTAATCAGCACTCGTCTTTTCGTAAAGGAAAATGCCGGAAATAAGATTGAGGAACTGTGCTGCAAAAAAGTCTGCAAGTGCATTTATAAACTCCTTGGCGGTTTTCTTCCGGCGGAGCTTATCGTCTTTGAGAATGTTCATTTCGTCAAAGTATTCAACCGGATTATACATAGTTCACACCGCCTATTCTTCTACCATTGCAGTCTTACTTGGCTGCTTAGATTCCTCTGTCTTATCTTTTTCCGTGTTGTTCTCCCCACCGTTCCCCTCTTCATCCTTGTATGCGTTAGGGTTCGGTTGCTGTGTCTTTTCCTCCTTGGAGGCAAGTTTTTTCTGTATGCCATCAATAATAGGCTTACTGTCAACCCATGCCTGTTGTGGATCTGTGAACAATCCAACAGTGTTGAATGATGTAAGACCGTCTACTCCGGCATTAAGCAATGCCACGAGTGAATTGGTCTTAGACACCAAATCATAGGTTTTTGTACGGCAGAAACGGATTTCAACATCTGCTGTCTCTATATCTTTCAGGCCGTCATACGGTCTCTGATCCGTCTTAATGATTTCGATTGCCAAATCAATGAGCTGCATTTCCGGCTCAGTGAATAACTGCTCAACCGTCTTTGCGGAAATCTCCAAACACTGCCATCCATTGGATAGCTGCATTGCTCCTGTGGTAGAGCCGCCGCTTGCTTCCTGCCATGACGGAGTAGAAGTAATCTGCTCCAACTGGGAATTGAGATGATCCACAAGTTTCTGTACCTCACTCTCGTTCAATGTCTGATTGAGGTAAGTGATCTTTGCCTCCTTGCCGTCCCCGGTACTCTTTGTCATAATGACTCCATCGCCGTCTACGAGGTTTTTCTTGCCCTCTTCATTTACCTGGCAGTTGTGCATCCAGAGTAAGCTCTGAACGTGTTGCAGAATATCATTGATACGGTCAGAATCCACAAGATTCATTGCATCCATCAGTGGGATAACCTTTTCAAAAATACCCATGCGGTCATTCAGATAAAATTCAACGACCGGTATTCTTCGGAGTGGGTTTGGCGCGATATTCTCTTTCAAACGATAGTCTGTCGTGTTCAACTCATGCTCAATGGTATAGCAGAAATTCTTTGAGTATGCCGTAAGAGTAATTGTTCCATCATCGTGTACGGAATAGGTGCATCCAAGCATCGGTTCTCTATATGCGTCATTTGAGTACACCACAAAGGTTGTAAGTGGGCTTGGAACCAATAGTTCAAATGGAGAATATCTGCTCTTATTTCTGTTCGGCAGCATCATCTGGTAGCCGACACCGCAGATAAACAGGTTTCTTCCAAGGGCAATATCTTTTGCCGCTTTGCTCTGCTCCTGCATCATTTTATTGAGCATGGCGATCTTCAAATCGTCAATATTCTCTCCATCGTCCTCATCCTTTTTCTTCAAAAATCCGAATAAGGCTTTCTTCTGTTTCTTTGTAGGTTCTATTTTTGCTCTCTGTACGAAAGTGATCGGGTTGGAAAAACAATACCCCAGATGCACGTCCACAATCTTTGAAGCATTGTTTTCTACGACTGTGGCATTGAGATCCGGCCTGATTTTCTTTTCACGGTTAAGAATTGGCTGATTGCCTTTCTCATACTCAAAAAGAAAAACTTCCTGCGCCACATTCTCCTGATGTTCCATAAACGCCTTGGAGACAACCGATATGATATTGTCTTTCGTAATCTCCCTCTCATCGGTCATTAACATTCGTCTACCGAGAGTTGGACGGTTGCTTGCGTACATGAAGTTTCCCCTTTCCGAATAAAACAAAAAGAACCGATCAAGTCTACTTGTGACTTAACCGGCTCAAAGGCTCTTTGCTTAATTCTATTTTTATTACTTCCTTACATCCACGGCAGTTTATAAAAATCGTGCCGGATGCTCCGGGTGCTTTCTTGAAAAGAAGTTTTTCACGGTTTGCCCGTGCCTTACATACAGGGCAGTATACGTTTTCCGTTTCCAACATAGCTGCTCCTTTCTGTATGTGGATAGTTGTAGGCGTTTGCGAAACGCCAAAAG